GCCAACAGTTTGTCGTAGTCACTTATGGCTTTCATTTTAAAGCCTCTATTGTTCGATTTAATGCGGGGTTCTCACCCCTTGCCGTTCTTACGGTTCTTATGGTTCTTATGGTTCGAAACAGGGCTTTTAACTCCGCGGGTGTAAATTTTGGTTTCATTTTGTGTTCTCCAATATTTTCTCGAGTGTTATCGCAGCATAGGCAGTGGATTCTATGCGACCTAACAACTTGCCCACTTGCAAGACGTGGTCGGGTTTTTGTTTGTAGGCAGGCATACACATTTTTGCGAGTTTAATATTATCATCGTTCGACTCGTTTTTGAGTATTTTGATGAACTGTTCTATTTCATGTTTTAAGTTTTTCATTTTATGAACCCACCAGAGTTAAGTATGGTCGCTGTTCCACACGTTGGATGTTGACCTGTTTGGATTGCCTTCTTTCGCGGGCGTCCGCATTTCGTCGAAGGCGTCTCTCTTCTAGGTATTCTTTTTCATCAACGTTAGTTATGTAATTACCTCTAATTTCGTTTTGATGAACCCATTCTGGTTTTTGATATGACCAATCATCTTCAGTCATGTTTTTAAAACCGTCTCGAATTACATACGGTCCGGATACAACGCGCGCAGAGGCTTTATAT